CCGCCCCTATAGAGGTGTTTGCCCCAGGCGGCTTTGACATGCAGGACGTAATCAAAGAAGTCGGCCCTATGGGGGTTCAGTACCCAAGAGGTACGGGCGGCATTCAGGGCATGGTTCCAAAAATCAATGAAGCTGCTCGTCGCCGTAAAGTTGAGACTTGGCACGGGGCGGGAACTGACTTTGATAAGTTTGATCTTCACTATGTAAAGACAGGTGAAGGAGCAAACATGTTTGGTCATGGTATTTATCTTTCGGATCTCCGTCAGGTAGGCGAAACATACAAACGCAATGTAGGTTTTCGTAAAGAGTTAGACCCTTTTGCAGAAGACGACGATTTGAACATGACTGTTGGTCGGTTTAATTTAGAACGTGTAACGGACCCTGAAACAGGCAGACCCAAGCTTTTTGTTGAAGACGACGAAGATTTATCAGATGCGCTCGATGAATTAGTCGATGGCATTGGCGCGGACAACGCAAATACAAATTTGGCTAAAGGCTTTACAGACTACGCTTTTGATGACGGTAAAACTTTACGTTTGAAAAACGCAGTTCACGTTGATGAGAAGACGGGTGTGGAGCGAGATGGTTTTGAGGTTATAGGTCTTGGACCTTCTGACGGTACGCTTATGCAAGTAGCTATGGACATTGATCCGCGTACCGAAATGATTGATTTCTATCGCCCAATGGAGGACCAGCATCCTGCTGTTCGTGAAAAGGTTTCAGCAATCGCTCGTAAGATTGGCGATGAGAAGTTGATTAAGGAGGTCGAACGGGGGCGGGCTGACGGTCAGGGAGTTTTGTTGTCCATTGCCAAATTCTATGGTGGTTCTAGTTTAGATGACCCGCGTATTTCTATTTTATTGAACAATAACGGCATAAAAGGAACGAAGTATTCAACCCGTGGTACGCGGTACGATAGGTTAGACCCCGGGGCAGACGATTATAATTACGTTGTTTTTGATGCAGCCACTTTAGAGATTCTGAAGAAATACGGTTTTGCGGGGACCGTGGGCATTGGCACAGGAGCTGCGTTGACCGAAACACGGCCCACGAACCAGCCACAGGAGTTTGCAAAAGGCGGTCATGTAACAGCAGGAATAGCCAAGTTTGTGCCTTTTATGCGTCAGGGGGGAGAAGTAGAATCTCGTGCTAATGAGTTTGCAGAGGCCGTCGAGAGTAACTTCCAAGCTAATTTATTACTTGATAATGCATCTCCAGAGGAACTAATTGAAGAATTTGGAATAGAGGGGTATGCAGCTCTTCTTCATGCTGCGGGCCGTTCTCAAAAAGAAGGTGCGGACCCAAATCGTTCAAGTAATGTATATTTTAGTTTAGAGGGAAACCCTGAAAGACAAGGAAAATTATTTGATCTATATGAAGATTCTGGCATGTTTGCCCCTCCTGCAACTGCAGAGGACCATCCTTTGCTTGCTTTAGATGTTTTGACAGAGAGGAATATCCCTCCAAAGGCAAACCCAGTTGCAGGGCCGTCTCAAAATCTTTTAAATCTGCGACACTTAAAAAAGCTCTCTGACAGGGAATTAAGCAAAAATATTAGGAAGTTGAAACAAGGCGAAATGGATATTGAAGATGTTTTTACTAACATATTTAAATATTCGGGGCCTCAAATGGGAATGGCAAGAGGCGGCCCTGTAAAGGCGGGTATCGCACAATTTATCAAACATATGCAATAATGGAGGGATATGATATGATAGAGGAAGAGTTTGACGAAGAAGTAGTCATGTTGAAAGCGGACGGGTTTGATGAGGCAATCATTGGATCTGCTGAAAGGTGTGGACTTCCCGTAATGATTGCTTACGATTGGGATAAATGTGTGGATATATTGCGGAAACGAGACGGTATGTCTTTGACAGAGGCAATAGAGTTTATGGATTTTAATGTGACAGGCGCATATATGGGCGAGGGAACACCTGTCTTTATAAAGGGTATGAGCCCGCGTTGCGATTGTGAGGTTTTAAATGGTTAGACCCCCTATGTCTTTGGTAGAAAATCAAAATCCACAGATTGAGCAAGAAGAATTGATGGCAGAGGTGGAGATTGAAGCTCCTGGCAGTCTTCAAATGCCTGTTGAAAGTGAGTTTGACATACAAATATCGGAGGATGGTGGGGCCATTGTAGACTTTGAACCATCTACAGACATGCCTGACACTGGTTTTTATGCCAATTTAGCAGAGGATTTAGACGATAGGGTTTTAGGTTCTCTTGCAAGTGAGCTTACAAGTGACTTTGATGCAAACAAGGCAAGCAGACAGGATTGGGAAGATGCTTATGCAAACGGTTTGGAATTATTGGGATTCAATTATTCAGAAAGATCGGAGCCTTTCAGAGGTGCGTCAGGCGTCACGCATCCGCTGTTGGCTGAAGCGGCAGTGCAGTTCCAAGCTCAAGCGTTCAATGAGTTGCTGCCAGCGGGTGGACCAGTGCGTACTGCTATTGTCGGGTCAGCAGACGCAGCAAAATCTGACCAAGCCCAGCGTGTAAAAGACTTTATGAACTTCTACATCACAAATGTGATGGAGGAGTACACCCCAGAGTTCGATCAGATGCTCTTCTACTTACCTTTAGCGGGTAGTACGTTTAAGAAAGTTTACTATGACGAGGGCATCGACAGGGCAGTAAGTAAATTCGTAGCTGCAGAGCACCTAGTGGTGCCTTATGAAACCGCTGATTTAGAAACTTGCCCTAATATCACGCATGTCGTGCGTATGAGCTTGAACGAATTGCGTAAAAAACAGATTGGAGGCTTTTACAGGGACATACCTGTGCTGCCACAACAGGCGGTGGATGACGATTTGGGTTCTGAACTTGATCGTATTACAGGACTAGAGCCTTCATCTGTGGATTATGACTGCACATTGCTTGAATGTCACGTCGATTTGGACTTAGAAGGGTACGAGGACAAGGGTCAGGACGGCGAACCAACAGGAATCAAGCTGCCATACATCGTAACTATCTCTCAGGACAACGGTCAGGTACTGTCCATTCGCAGAAACTATCGCGAAAATGACCCAAACATGGAGAAAATCCAGTATTTTGTGCATTATAAGTTCCTTCCGGGCTTTGGTTTCTATGGATTGGGGCTTATTCACACTATTGGTGGTCTTTCACGGACAGCGACTGCAGCTTTACGGCAATTAATAGATGCAGGGACGCTTTCTAACCTTCCAGCAGGCTTTAAAGCTCGTGGCCTACGGATCAGGGACGATGATGAGCCTCTGCAGCCGGGTGAATTTAGGGACGTAGACGCTCCTGGAGGTGCAATTCGTGATAGTTTAATGCCTTTGCCGTTTAAAGGCCCTGACGGCACATTATTTAACCTTTTAGGCTTCGTAGTTGACGCAGGCAGGCGATTCGCGACCATAACAGACCTCAAAGTAGGGGACGGCAACCAACAGGCTGCTGTAGGGACTACAATCGCGATGATGGAGCAGGGCTCTCGTGTGATGAGCGCAGTTCATAAACGCTTACATTACGCGATGAAGCTAGAATTTAAGTTGCTTTCAAGGGTCATGGCAGAAAGTTTGCCGCCTGTGTACCCATATTCTATTGAAGGGGTAGATTCTGCAGTCAAAGCACAAGATTTTGATGACCGCATAGACGTAATACCTGTTTCCAACCCCAATGTGTTTTCTCAAGCACAACGGATTGCTCTTGCACAAACCAAAATGCAACTCGCGTCACAGGCCCCACAGATACACAACATGTATGAGGTCTATCGGGACATGTACGAAGCGTTGGGTGTACGGGATATTGACAAATATTTGATGAATGAAGAGGCTCAACAGCCCGTGCCAAAAGACCCTGCACAAGAAAACCAAGAAGCACTTGACGGTAAGAAGATGCAGGCATTTCCTGGGCAGAACCATGAGGCGCACATTATGGCGCACCTTGTGATGAGCGGGTCACCGCTTGTGGGAGCAAACCCAATGGTTGCCATGAACTTACAAAAGCACGTTTTCCAACATGTACAGATAGATGCAGTTGAAAGAGCTATGCGTGAGTCTGGCATGGAAGGACAGCAGCAAATACCTCCTGAAGTCAAGATGGAGATTGATGCTTTGGCTGCAGTGTATATGGCTGAGGGGATGAAAGCCGTACAGGACATGGGCCGCCAGCTTTCTGGTAGTGCTCAACCAGACCCTGTTGTGGCGTTGAAGCAGCAAGAATTGCAGCTTGACGCATTGGCAGAGCAGAATGACAAGGAACGGGAAGAGCGGGAGCTCAACCTGAAACAGGCTCAAATGATGGATAAATCTCGTCAGTTTGATGAGCGCATTAGAAGTCAAGAAGAGCAGACAGCCGCTAGAATACAGGCTGCTTTAGAAAGAGAACGCATGAAAGATAGGAGCGTACAATGAGTGTAGTGAAGATAGTGACAAACACCCCAACAGAGGCACCAAAGGCTAAACCTTTTGCGGAGATTGATGGGCAAGGTCGTGTGCCATATGGCGAGGCAAAAGAGGTTTCTGTACCGACAGCTATGGGTATTTCAAAAGTTCGTGGGATGGGCGCAGCAATTAAGGGCGGCAGCTATCATAGCTGCAAATAACATAAGAGGCGAAAATTTTAGCGGAACTGGCGGCTGCAAATGCGGCTTTTACAATTATCAAGAAGGCTGTCCAGAATACTGGGGATATAGCCAAAGCAGGAAAGGCTATTTCAGATTTTGTCATAGCCAAAGAGGAGCTGCAGCGAAAAGGTAATAAGAAAAAGAGGTCGGGGGTTCGCTCATCTGACCTCGAAGAGTTTATGGCTTTAGAAAGCATTCGCCAAAAAGAATTACAATTAAAGCAGATAATGATTTACACAGGAAGACCGGGGCTTTGGCAAGATTGGCAGAAATTTCAAGCAGATGCTAGAAAAGAGCGCAGGGTGCGAGAAGAGCTGGCAAGACGCAGAAGGGCTGAACTTGCAGAAGCGATTGGTTTAGGTGCAGCGGGTCTCTTAGTCGCTTCGATGGTGGCAGGGCTTGTTGCTTGGGTAGCTTGGCTTAAAGGGATGTTTGACTAATGAGCGCAGAAGACGTAGCAAGAAAGCTTTTGGAACTCAAAATACTACCTCGATTTATGATGTTGTGCATGACAGGGGTGTACATTAGATGCATAGAGTGGGCACTTTCACAGCCAGATCTCACAACTCAGCAGGCTTCGCTAATATCGGTGGTCACGGGGGCCATGACAGGCAGTCTGGCGGTGTGGCTCAACTCAGAGAAGTAAATGCCAGCTAAGTTGAATGAAAATACTGAGGTAGCACTACCGTTACGCAACATCATATCTATGGTTGCAGCAGCGTCTCTTGCTACTTGGGCATATTTTGGAATTATAGAACGCTTAAACCAAATTGAAACCAACATTACGATGATGGAATCTGATGTTGAACATAACACAGAGTTCAGAATAAAGTGGCCGAGGGGAGAGATGGGAAGTCTCCCCGCAGATAGCGAACAGTTTATGTTAATTGAGCACCTAGCTTTAGAATTTGAAAAGCTTCAATCTCAAATAGAGGACGGTAAAGCCCCCTATGATCAACAACAGAAGTTGACATTAGAGTTTTACGAAAAAAGAATAACGACAATAGAAGAAAATTTAGAAAAGATACGAAACGGTGGTTGAGCTTACTTTTGTATTGTTGTTAGTGATGGGCGGGGAAAAAGTCGAATATACTCCGTATAAATCCCTTGGGGAGTGTTTGTCAGTTCGTCGGAAAATTAAACGAAATGTCGGGCATACCAATAATTTTAACCAAAAGTGGTCTTGCAAAGAACTCAAAGTGATGGTTTTAAACGGAGAAATTTTAGATTTTATTGAGGAGTAAACCATGTTTCAAGCTCTTATTGGTCCTATTGCATCATTGGCAGGCTCATTTGTTGAGGGTCAAGTATCCAAGCAAAAGGCGAAAGCAACTCTTGCACAAACTGAAGCAGAGGCGAAAGCTGAGATAATGAAAACTGCAGCTACCCACGATTCGAAGTGGGAGTTGATTATGGCTGAGTCCACAAAATCGTCCATCAAGGATGAAATAGTCACGGTGATTATACTCATTCCCTTAATACTAGTTTTCATTCCAGGCATGGAACAGATTGTGAAAAATGGTTTCGATCGTTTGAATGAGTTACCAGAGTGGTATACATATCTAGTTTTTCTTACAATATCCGCAGCTTTGGGCATCAAAGGAGTAGACAAGTTTAGGAAAAAATAGTAAATATCTTATATGGATGAGATAACTCTCGCACAATTCATATTAAAACTTATTAGAGACCGCAAAGAAAACATTGTGGATGTTTTGGTTAATAATGAAGTGAAAGATATGGAGCACTACAGGCAGTTAATGGGAAACATTGATGGCCTGCAATATGTTGAACAGGAACTCAAGAGCCTGCTAGAGAAACAGGAGCTAATAGATGACTGATGCAGTCAAAGCTACAAATAAAGACAAACCGTCTTCCCCATGGGTACATCCCTCAGAACGTGTGCTCGACCCTTCTAAAATTGATAAATCGCTATTAGATAGAATGCCAGATCCTACAGGCTGGCGTATATTGGTTCTCCCTTACAAGGGTAAAGGTAAAACTGAAGGAGGCGTTTTGCTTCCAGACCAAATATTAGCAAATCAAGAAATATCCACTCAGGTGGGTTATGTTCTTAAAGTGGGCCCTCTTGCTTACGAAGATAAAGACAAATTTCCTTTAGGCACTTGGTGCAACAAAGGAGATTGGGTTATTTTTGCAAGATATGCGGGTTCTCGCTTTAAGATTGAAGGTGGTGAGGTTCGGATACTTAACGATGATGAAATTCTTGCTAAGATATCTGATCCTGAAGACATTTTACACGTTTGAGGAGCATCATGGAAAATCAAGAAAACAAACAAGCAGAAGAAACTTTAGCAGTTGAGCCAAGAGAAGAG